CAGTTTGCCCAGGTCCTGCGCGCCCACAGCCGTGATGCCCTGGCGCAGCTTGTCGATATCGCCGCGAAACGCGGCGATATCGGCCGCGGCCTTGCGATAGGGTGCGCCGAGGCTGCCGGGAATCCTGCCGAGCACCTCCTCGACCTTCTGCGCGCCGGTGACGATGGCGTCGAATGCGTTCAGCGTGGAGAGGGCCAGCCCATCGATGAACAGCCGGATGGCGTCGATGCCCGTGGCGACCGGACGCAACAGTCCGAGCAGGCTGGAGAATCCGGCAATGAGGGTGCTCGTGAGCGTATCCGCCGCGCGCTCTGTTTCCGGATCCTGCAGCAGGCGGGTCAGGCCCTCGATTTCGTTTTTCGCGGCCGGCAGGCCGGATTTCGCCTCCAGCAGATCGCCGAATGCGTTTTTGAGCCCGGCCAGTGCGCCGCCGAAGGTGTCGCGCGCGGCCGAGGCTGCGCCGCCGTAGGATTTCTCCAGCTCGGAGATCAGCAGCTTCTGCGCGCCAAGTAAATCACCGGACTCGACCATGGACTTGATGAGCTCGCGCTGCGATTTCGTGAGCGCCACGCCGGCCTGGGAGAGCCTGCCGAGGCCGGCCAGCGGATCGTTGATGGCGAGCCCCAGCGTGCGGGCCGCCTGCGAGGCGTCGCGGCCGGTGGCGGCGGCGAAATCGAGCACCGCCTTGAGCGATGCCCGGAAGGTGTCGCGCGTGATGTTGCGGAACGAGAGCAGCTGGCGCGACACCTTGAGCACGAATTCATCGCCGAACGTGGTGGTGCGCTGGAACGCCTGCGCCATGCGCTCGATCTCGGGCGCCGTGAGGCCCGCGGCGCCGCCGGTGGCGCGAATCGCGGCCTCCACCTGGCGCATGGCCTGCTCCTGCTCGATGGTTTTGTTGATGATTTCACGGAACACCAGACCGCCGCCCAGCGCCGCGAACGCGCCCTTGACCGAGAACAGGGAGCGCTCCAGCGACTGCAATCGCCCGCGCACGGCGCGGAAAGCGCGGTCCGTTCTGTCCTGCGCCTCAATCAGCATGCGTGTGCGCGTGCTCACTCGTCAGCCTCCTATTCAGGCGGAAAAACGCCCGCCAGTAGTCAAATTCGGATGCCGGCATGCCGGCCAGCTCGCCCATCGTCTTGTGCAGCGCGGCGGCCAGGGCGAATGCGTCGAGCAGGACGGCATCCGTCAGGAGTTTTTTTCGGCAGCCTCCACCGCCGCGGCATCGACGCCGGCCAGCTGCAGCGCGATGCGCTCCAGCACGTCCGGGTCCGCCTCCGTCGCCAGCGCCTGCCGGTCCTCGGGCGAGAACAGCGGCTTGCCGTGCTCGTCCGTGGCCAGCTTGATGATCGCGTAGGCGATCTCGTTCGCGCGATCGAAACCGCGCTCGGCGCAGGTGGCGTGCCTGGCCAGCCGTTGCGTGAGGTTTTCCCGTTTCGGGTGGACGGTGATCCCCCATTCGGGCACATCGAACGGCCGGGGCGCGGCGGACGCGAAATGCGCCCGCGCGCGCTCTATCGGGCTAGGCTGCCGTGCCATGCGTCAGCGCTCCGGTGCCCTGCACCTTGATGCGACGCTCGACGATGCCGTCGTGCGCGGCAGGGATGCCGACCTCGGTGACAAGGGCCGTGCCGGTCAGGTCCGTGTTGCCGGTCGTGGCGCCCTTCGGCAACAGGTGCACCGTGACCGACGCGCCGATGGTCAGCGCCTCCTGGCCGTTTGTGTCCGTGTCGTCCCAGAAACAGTCGAGGGATGCGTCCCAGGTGGTTTCGCCGGCCTTGAACGTGGCCGCCGGGGCCGGCGTGTTCATCGTCGGCGCGTTCGTGCGGAATGTCGCGGCCTGCTCGTTGACCTCGAAGCCTTTGATCTCCGCGACGACATTCGTGCCGATTTTCACGACACCGTCTGATCCATGAAATTGTGCCATTTTCTACTCTCCCTTCTTACGGGCCGGCTTGCGCTTGCTCCAGCCCTTTTTGATCAGGTGCGCCGCCTTGTCCTCCCGGACAATGATCGGCTCATCGCCGCCGCCTGGCGGCGGATACAGTGTTACCGTGTGATCTGCCATGCGTGCCTCCTATGCCACCGTCTCCGGCGCGTTTTCCTTCGTGTTGAATGCAATCTGGAACTGCATATGCGCGATGCCGTACGGCTGATCGCCCGCGCGGGTCAGCTCGATCTCAGTCGAGGCGAGAAACAGGTCCATCACGCCGGCCGGCTTCGTGTTGCTGAGCGCGGCCTCCACCTCGGCGCAGATCGTGTCCAGCGTGTCGTCCAGGCTTGACGCGGCGCGCGCCACGGCATCTACGCGCAACGTCAGCACGCGGTGCAGCGTGCGCGGGCGGCTCATGCCGTTCACCTCCGAGGCCTCGTCCACGGTGTAGACGAGCAGGCCGGGCAGGTCCGTGCCCGCAGCCAGCGGATACACGCGGCTGGCGAACACGCGCGAGCCTGTGGTGGGCAGCCCCGTGATCGTGGCCACCACGGCGTCGCGGATCTGCTTGCGCGCGTGCGCCATCAGGCGGCCTCCAGAATCAGCGTGGTCATGCCGGTGCCGTCCGGCTCGATGCCGCGCACGGTGTAGGCCGTGCCACCCACGGTGATGGACGTGCCGTGCGCCACGCCGGAAACATCCACGTCGCGCATGTGCACGGCAGGCCCGACGGACTCCACGGACGCTTCGCCAGCGGTGACCGCGATGAAATCCTTGTCCAGGATGCCCTGGTAGGTGGTCGCGCCGATCACCACGTCCACGGCGAACTCGGACGTGGAGAGGAACGCGGTGAGGTCCTCGGTCATGGCCATCAGCGTGGCCCCTCGCGCTGATCGAGCATCGCCTCGATGCGGCTCAGCCGCTGGTTCACGCTTTTGAGCATCGCCTCGATGCGTATCGTGCTCTCGATGTATTGCCGCATGCGGTGCCGATCTGTTTCGAGCGCCCGCATGCGGTGCTCGATGCCGGAGGCCCACCAGATGATGGAGCCCGCCTGCACGAACAGCGCGATGATGATGCTCAGCGTTGTGCGCCTGTCCTCATGCCATTGGCGCTGCCGGCGCTCCGGCCCGCGATACTTTTCCCGGCTCACCTGTTTACCCCTTTCAGCAGTTCGGTTTTGCGCGCGCTACCGTGCGAGCTGCCGAACCAGAAATTGAATATCTGCGTTTGCGCAGCCGTCAGAAAACCGAGCAGCGAGCCGAACAGAATCCGCTGGCTCTCCGGCACCGAGATTTGCCCGGTCATGAAATAATACAGGACGACGCCGTATGCCACCGTGTACACCACGGACAGCGTGACTTGCGGCCAGATCCCGCGTTCTTTGGCCATTCGACGCGCACTGTTGCGATCCGCCGCGTCGATGCGGGCGAGGTCCACCCCGAGCTTCCGCATGTCCAGCCGGAACTGCTGATCGGCCTGCTTGAGCTTCAGCAGGTCCGCCGGCGTCGCGGACGCCATGGCGGCGGCCAGTTGCTGCTCCTCGTTGCCTGGCTCGGGCTCGATGCCGAGCGCGGTCAGCCCGGCCTTGGCGGCCAGGCCGGCCAGCCGCCCGCCCAGCGCCGTTGCGAGCATGGGCGCGACCGTGCCGAGCGTTGCCTTCCAGTCGAAGCTCATCTCAGCTCACCGTGAAGTTGTTGCGCAGGAACCAGTACCACAGCGCGCCGGTCACGACGGCCGTGCCGACGCCCCAGCCAATGCCCGCGCGCGGGCCGGCCAGCAGCCAGGCGGCGAGGCCCACGGCGGCGCCAAGCGGCGCGGGCCAGCCGAAAAACACCAGCGCCATGAGCACGCTCATGCGGCCTCCGCCATGTCGAGGATGTGGTCCTGATCCGGCGTGCATTCGTTCGCCAGCCAATAGGCCACGTCGAAGCCCGGACATGTCTTGTGTGGATTGATTTCCCTGTGGCCGATGATGCGCGCGCCGGGATAACGCGCCGCGAGCTCGTCCGTGAGCGATTCGAGCGCCGCCCACTGGTCCAGCGAGAAGCGATCCGTGCCGATGAGGCATACGTGCACGCTGCGGCCGTTGTAGCCGTGCGCGCCGTTGGCGATCTCCCAGGGCTCCAGGAAGCCGTCGTCGTCCAGGCGCACGAGCTCCTCGACGCCGCCCTCCACCGGCAGCACGTAGTGATATCCGGGCACGCGCCAGCCGCGCCCCTCGGGACGCGGCGACGTATGCCAGCGGCGGATGTCTGATGCGTGAAACGCGCGGCCATTCGGCGTGGCCGCGCAGTGAATCACGATGAGATCAGGCCGACGCATGCGTCAGCCCTCGTCGCCGGTGTTCTCCGTGGCCGGACCATCGCCGTCACCGGATGCGCCGGCTGCGGCGGCAGTCTCCCCGGCACGGCGATTGTGCTCGGCGACAATGGCATTGATCACGCTTTTGCGCTTGCGGCCCGATTCCTCGGCGAACTTCAGCTCGTGCAGCTCCTCTGCCGTGAGGCCAGGCAATGCGGAACGGATGGCCCTGACCGGCCGATCGATCAGGGGAGCGTCGTCGCCCGTGGCGCGGACAAGCGCGGCCTGCCCCTTCGGCAACTCGCCGTCGTAGCCGAATTCCTCGCCAGTCTTGAACTCGACGGGCGAGACAACGCGGAACTCACCGTCCTTGAGCGGCTCCAGCAGGTGCAGGCGGGCGGCGGCCTGCGCCTTTGACAGCGCAAGCACGCCAGCCGCAATGCGCACCGATTTCGCTTCAACGATGTAGGTGCGCATCGCTTATACCAGCTTGTTCAGCACGGCGCCCTGCCAGCGGCCATAGCCCGTGCCGCGCCAGGAGTCGATGCCGATCTGAATGGCGTCGTTGTCGAACGCGAACTCGCTGTTCTCGTCCTTGACCTTTGGAGACGGCTCGGTCTCTTCCTGCCGGATCAGCGGCTTGATGGATCCGTCCGAGCGGAAGGTGACGAACTTGTCCGTCCAGCCGGCCGATGTCAGGCGCGGATTCACCGCCACGCGAATATCGTACCCGTCGATATTGAATGTGGCCGGCCCGGACTGCCGCACCGTGCTCATGGCAGCGCGCGTGGACTCGGCCAGGCCGACGGGCACCATTACGAGAAAGGCGCGCGCCATCTCATTCAGCGGCTCGCCCTGATCGTCCTTGAACGTGAACATCTGCGAGATGGACTTCAGGATGGTCTGCTGCATCTCCTCCGGACTCGGATACGTCACGGAGCCATGCACCTGCGTTGGCAGCGTCGAGATATCGGTGGTAATGTTGTTCGACTGCGTGCCCGAGCTGCCCTCCGAGTGGTCGGTGTCGAAGAAATACTGGCCATCGTAGCAAACGCTCGACTCGCCGTTCACGATGTCCGTGGACAGCAGGCTCGCGAAATGCGTCAGGCCGCGTTGCGCAAACTCCGTGATGCGGGCGCGAATCTGCCCGGTCTTGTCGCGGCGCAGATCCTTGAGCGCGAACTCGATGGTAGCCTCGTAGTGCTTGTTCGTGATGATTTGCGAGTCCTCGCTCAGCGACTTGGCGTGACGCCCGCCGAGCCATTCGCGCATGGCCGGAGGCATGCCGAGCCAGGCGTATTCCTCCGACGCCTGGTCGGAGCGGAAATAGTTGGACACGGCGTCGATCCAGCTCGCGCCGGTGGCCGCCTCAAGAGCCTCGAAATACATGCCGACGACGGCACGTGATGTGATTTTGTTATACATGGTTCAATCTCCTCACTTGGTCTGGCGCAGCAGCGCGTTGAGCTTCGCGGTAATCGTCGCGAAATTGTTGTTCAGCGTGGTCTGGTTGAACGACGCACCGACGTCCGCAACCGTCGTGCCGGCCGTGCCGGTCGAGCTGTCGGTCAGCTCGGCGACGGAGCCGAGCGATTCGCCAACGTCGAATTCGACGATGCCGACGCCCGTGGAGACGAAGCGCACCACGCGTCCGACATAGCTGTTGCCGCCCTCGGTGAGCACGAACGTGTCGTCATCCGAGGCGTAGACCGGCTTGCCGACATCCGTGATGGCCAGGCTGGCGATGTTGAGCTGCACGCGGCCCTCCTGGCGCACGCGCACATTGATGGCGCCGGCGGCGCCGCTGCTGTTGTCGGCCTTCTCGTAGGCGAAACCGCGGAACGGGTCGCCGGCCACCAGCGGCCGGGCATGGCCGGAACCGTTGTCGCCGACGGCGGCGCCCTCGTAAATAATATCGGACGCGATGACCGGCAGATCGTTCAGATCGCCCAGCTCATAGGCCCGCTTCGTGTTGCTCGCAAGTGTCGTCATGATATGTCTCCTTTAGCTCTTTTCGCCGTGGATTTTCACGCGGCCGGCGGCGTCCGCCTTTTTCCACGCGAGATAGGTTTCGAAGTTGTCGCCGAACTCGGCACGCAGATCCGCGTCCGCATCCCATTCAGCCTTTGCTGCGTCCTCAACCGAGGCGGGCGCGGGCTTGTCTTCAGCATCCGGCGCGAACGGCACCGGGTCCGGCGCGTCGGCGCGGCGATCGTCCGCCATGCGCTCGCGCTGCTCGCGCTCCGCGGCCAGCACCTTGACGGCTGCCTCCGGACCGCTGGTCCTGCCGTCGAATTTTAGCGTGTTGATCAGGGCCTCATGGCCAGGGATGAGCTGCGCCTCGACGGCCTGGATGCGCTCGCGCTCCGCCGTCGCTCCGGCCTCGCGCCCTTCGGCGCGCGCGGCATCGATCAGCTTCTCCTGTTCGGCCAGCGCCAGCTCGCGGCCCTCGGCGCGCAGCGCCTCGGCCAGGGCCGGCGCCTCGGCCAGCACTGTCTCCATGGTGATTTTCATGGTGCTTTCTCCTCTGTGCCGTCCGGCCACCTGTGCCGGCGCGGGGTTGTTATCGCCCGCGGTCAATGCCTCAAGCGTGGATACATCGTCCACCAATCCGGCATCAATGCCCTGGCGTCCGATGAAAATGCGTCCGTCGGCCATGTCCGAGAGCACGGCATCCACGCTGACGCCGCGGTTGGCGGCGACATCGCCGACGAAAATAGAATAGGTGTAGTCGACCATCTCCTGAATGGTTTGCCTGCCGGCCTTCGTGAGCGGCTCATGGCTGGAGGCGATTCGCTTGTATTTTCCGGCATAGATTTCCGTGGTCTTGATGCCTGCCATTTTCTCAGCCGCGGAGATGTCGCGATGCGTGGCGACCACGCCGATGGAGCCGGTCTGCGTCAGCTCGTCGGCGATGTATACACACTCCGCAGCGCTGCCGATCCAGTAGGCGGCCGAGGCCATCATGCCGTCCGCCAGCGCGATGACCGGCTTTGCGGCGCGCGCCTCGCGCACGATATTCATCAGCGTCTGCGTGCCGTCCACGGTGCCGCCGGGCGAATCGATATGCAGCAGGATGGATTTCACCGACGGATCAGCCGCCGCGTCGCGGATGTCGCGCCCGACGAGCTCGCTGCTGACGCCGCCCGAAATGCGGCCAAACATGTTCATGCGCTTGCCGATGACGCCATGGATCAGGATGACGGCGACGCCGTTGACGACCTCGTAATTCTGTCGCTCATTGTCGAGCGGCCGGCCGAGGCGCGCCTCAATGGCGGCGAGGTCCGCGCGTTCGCCGCGGGCGTGCGCCGCATAGATAGCATGAATCTCCACCAGCTTCTCGGGCTGGATGGCCCAGGGCGCGGTCAGGATGTCGAGAATCTTCATCGCGTCGGAAGCATGGCGCATGGCCGTGTGTCAAGATAAGGCGAAACTGTCACGACTTGCCAGCCAGGCCTGCGGAGTCGCGCGCGGCGCGCTCGATCACCTGCTGCCGGTGCTTCTGCTCCCACGGCACGCCGTCGTAGTTCACGGACTCGGCATCAAGCGTGGTGATGCCGATCTGCAGGCGCTTCTCCGCCGCGTTGACCTCTTTCAGCGGGTCGATGGAGCCGGGCCCGTCGCCGATCCACTGCGCGCCGCTCCATGCCTTGGCGATGGCCGGGTCGGCGAAAAATCCCGGCGCGGCGATGCGGCCGATGGACACGGCCTCGGCCAGCCACTCCTCGTAAATCGGCTGGCAGAAGTACGCGGCCAGCCACCGGCGGCGGCGGCGGAACATGCGCCAGGCCTGCAGCAGCGCGCCGCGGGCGGCCGAATAGCTGGATTGGAAGTGCATGATCAGCACCTCGTAGGGGATTTCCAGCGCCATGCCGATCTGGCGCACGATGGCCGTCACGAATGGATCGAATGCGTCGTTCGGCCGGCCCGGATTCGCCGTCTCGATTTCCTCGCCAGGCAGCAGGTTCACCGCCTTGCCAGCCTCGATGGTGCCGTCCCAGTTCTTGGCCGAATCAATGAGGGCGCGCTGCGCGTCGTCGTCGAAAATCGAATCGAACGCCTCCGGGTCCATTTTCACAAACACCGAAAACGCGCCGGCGATGACGGCGGCCTGCAGCTCCGCCTCGGTGTACTGGTCCAGCTGCTTCAGTGCCTCGATGACCGGGGCCAGCTCCGGCACGCCGCGCACCTGGCCGGGGCGACGCTTCTCGAACAGGTGCAGCACGTTCAGCCTGCCGGTTTTCGCGCCGCGCACCGGCCAGCGATACCATTTCAGCGCGCTGCGGTTGTAATCGCCAGGATGACTGGACGTGATGTGGTAGGCGACGGGCGCGCCGTTGATGTCCATCTCCACGCCGCCGGCGAGGCGCTTCCTGTCCGCCGCCTGTGCCGGATTCGAGACGCGGTCCGCCTCGATGATCTGCACGCTCAGCCGATAGGGGAACCCGCGCTTCTCGATCATCGGCAGCAGGGCGAACACGTCGCCGGACTCGAACGCGGAGCGGAACGCCAGCGCCTGCTGGCCGTTAAACGCAAGCGTCTGGTTCGCGTCGCACAGGCGGCTCTCGGACCACAGCCGCCACTCGCGTCGCGTATCGGCCTCCCAGGCAGCCGCCTGCGCCTCGCTCAGGCCTAGCCGCTCGCGATCGATGCGCGGCTGCATCATCAGGCCGCCGCCGACCACGTGCGTGGTCGATGTGTTCACGGCCGCGACGGCCACCGGCGCGTTGCGCGCCAGATCGCGGGAACGGGCGCGGAGATCGGGCAGGTCCGGATTGATGTCCGCCGTGGCGGAGCCGCCGCCGGGCTTCCAGCGGCGCAGCGAGGCACGCGAGAGCGAGCCGCCGTGATAGCCGCCAGCCATCGCCATGGCGGCGCGGGCGGCCATGCGGCGGGCGCCGTAGACCGGCGCGGCCCAGGCGATGGCCCGGTCCAGCATGGTCGGGCGCGCGATCGGAGCCTTGCGGCTCTCGCCGGTCTCCCGCATCAGCCGGACGGGGCCACGGTGCGGGCGCGGCTGCGGCCGGCGGCCGCCATGGTCAGCGCCTGCACGCGGCCGTTCCAGTATTCGATGCCGTCGCGAATGGACTTCAGGTCGGCGCGTTTCAGCTCGCGGCCGGCAATCGAGTAGGATTGCCCGGAAAGCACCGCGGTCTCCGCGGCTAGATAGGATGCCAGTTGCGCCTCGGCTTGCGCCAACGTGATGCCTGCCATCCGCGCAGCATGGCGCAGGGCCGTGTGTCAAGATAAGGCGAAACTGTCACGCCTGTCACGACGGACGAAAAAGCCGGCCCGAAGGCCGGCTCAGGTCAGGCGCTACAGCCGCCGATCATCGGCGTGTGACAATACTCATCTGTTAATATGATGCGAGCTTTTCCGCCTTTTCGCTTAGCCATTCGGGAAAGATTCTCCTGTCTCAGCATGAACGGCCTGCTTGCCTGTAAAATCCTGCCAGCGTTTGATTATCACGTCGCAGTATTTAGGGGCTAGTTCCATCATGTTGCATTGCTTCGCGTTCTTTTCGCAAGATAGAAGTGTCGAGCCTGCGCCGCCGTATAAATCAACAACCTTTATTTTATCAGTCAGGCTGTAACGATCAAAGAACCAATCAATCAACGCGACAGGCTTCTGTGTCGGATGCTGTCTTTTCTTGTCGTGTTCCTTCTCCATCCCGAAAATACCTGCCCATTTTACTCTAGCCAGCATTCTCTTATGCCTTGCTTTCGACCAGCAGAGTTCAAAGGTTGAACCAAACATCTTATCAGCCGACTCATCTCCGCGCTTGTCCCATACTACCCATGATCCATTGTTTCTATTAGGCAAATGCTCTGAATAATAATCAGCGCCCCCTAGAA